TCAGTCGTCTTCACCATCACCCGTTGCGGCAAACCTCCCTGCCTCCACCGCATCGCGTCGATTACGCGGCAAGTACACCCCCTCTTGGGCCTGGTTGATCCGGCGCTGGCGCATGCGCACACTCTGGGCCAGCTGCATCGGCTTGATCGCGCGTGACGGGTTCTTCTCGTTGAAGCGGCTGATGGCTTCGCGCGCTTCGACCTTGCCTTCCTCGTCTCCTGCCATAGCAGCCAGCGCGAACTGCTCCATGAGCGTGGATCGGCGTGCACCCAAGGCGCGGTCGTGCTTGTTGATGGCCGCCTTGCCCTCATAGGCCAGTCGCACTTCAGAGGGAGAAAACCCGGCGAACTGACCAATGAGGCCGGCATAGTCCACATCATCCTTGACCACAATCCCGCTACGGTCCACCACGCCATCTGCGCCATAGCGAATGGACTTGAGCGGACCACGCAAGAAGCTGGGCATCATGCCTTCCAGGCCGCGCAGGTAGTCGCCATCGGCCATATCCTGCAAACCGCGCAGCACGTTCACCCCGATACCAGCCACCGGACCCAGGGCAGATGCCATGGCGGACTCAGCCAGGCGCTGGCCCTCCAGACCTTCCTGCAGGTCGGGGAAGATCAGATTGTCCAAGCCGACACGGCCGGAAGTATCCCAAGGCGTCAGGCGCGAGAGGCCATGCGACAGCACCTCTGCTGGCTTTTGCCCCAAGGTGTCGGCCAGCATGTTCTGCAGCGCAATCTGTGCGTCAAAGGGTTCGTCATCGTCGCCACCCAGCATGGACGCCACGGCCAGCAGGGTCGACACCATAGGCAGGCCCAGGGCACCAGCTGCCATGCCGTGCATCACCAGCAACCCACCCAGCATCTTGCGGGCTTCGGCGCGCTCCTTGGCCGTCTGCCCCTTCAGCGACTGCTGTGCAGAGCGGGCAAAGGCATAGACCATGTTCTGGCTGTACTGCTTGAACAGCAGTAGCACCCGGGCCACATTGCCTTGCATGAACCGTGGTCGGTTATTGCTGCTGTAGTCGAAGTGGCCGTCATAGGTTGCCTTCACCGCCTCCGCATAGGCACGGTAGTGGTCGCTGCCAGCATCACGCGCCAGACGGTAAGACGCCACAAAGGTCGCGCTGCGGTTGAACTTCTCAGCATGATGGAACAGGAAGCTGGCCCACTTCATCAGCGGCCGGATCCGCCACATCACGCCCGAGTCCTCACCCTGCGCAATGCCGGCCAGGTCATGTGCCATGGTCACATCGATGACGCCCGAGCGCACCGCCTCGTCAAACGCAGCCTCCTCCTCGCTGTTCAGGAAGTTGGTGATGTCGTTCTTGCCCAGCACCGTCTCCTTGCTGGCGCGCAGCAGCGCCTCGCTGGCCTTGGCATAGCCCCACTTGGCGCCCATCACTGGATAGGCCACCAGCGCGGTCTGGGTCAGGTTGACCATGGCCGAAGCTGGCGACAAACCCAAATGGAACATGAAGCCAAAGCTGGTCAAGGCGGTGGACAGCGGGTTACCGGTCGGATTCATGGCCGACTCATGGCGCTTGACCATCTCGTCCAGCACCTGGCGGGCGCGCACCGATGGGTACTTGGCATCGCTGTCGTGCATGGAAATGTACTTATCCATGTCCGTCAGCTCGTCCTGCAGCAGATCCGAGTAACGCAGCTTGGCCAAGTAGCGGGCACCGTGGAAGGTGTTTTGCGCGAAGGCGCGGCGCGCGTCCTGGCTGAAGCCGGCCGTGCCCTTGCGGTGGATACCGTGCTTGGCCCAGCTCAGATCCGGCATCGATGCCAGGTACAACTGCCCAATCGAATCCTCCAGCTCGGCGCGCTGCTTGGCGTCCATGCCCTGCTTTTCGAGCAAGCCATACAGCTCCTGGATGAAGCCAGAGCCCACGGTGTCACGGTCAGCCACAAAGTCCTTGGACTTGAGCACCTTGCCCACGGTATAGCCCTGCTCCGCAGAGTAGGCACCGGCCAGCGTGCCGCGCAGGGTGTCCGCCTCGGCCATGGTTTCGGCACGGCTGACATTCACGGCCTTACCCTCAGCGTTCTTGACCACCACCACATACTGGCCAAAACGGGCCAGAGGGAAGTAGACGCCCTTGATGTGCCCAAAGAAGTCGCCATCGAGTTGCTTGATCATGTCGGCCTTGCGTTGGCCGGTCATATCGCTGCGCTCGATGCGCTCCTTGATGGCCTGGCGCACCTGGCGCATGTGATCACGGTAGGAGTCACGGGCGCGCTGGTAGATGCCACGGGCCTCTGGGGTCAGGGCGCCATAGCGGGCCTTCAGGCGCTGCCATTCGGCCTTGTTGTCCCCTTCAACAAAGTCCTTGGCGGGGTCGATCTGGGCCAAAGTAGCGTCGTGCATCAGCTCTGCCAGGGCGGTCTCGTCCTTAAGCTTGCCCCATTCGGTGGCCAGCTCGTCCGCACCAGCACCGGCTTCGTTCTTGTCCGCATCCATGCGTGCCATCAGGTCGCTGTAGCGCTTGAGCTGGGGCAGGATCGGGCTGTAAACCTCTGTCAACTGGCGGCGGCCCAGGAACTGCAAGCCAATGCCCATGTAATCAGTCACCTTGAAGCCGGCCTGCTTGCGCAGGTTCTGCACGGTCATGCCCTTGAGGGTGTCCCCCACCACCTTCGCCACCTCTTGCGGGGCGGCCGTGCGCATCTTGTTCACGTCCGCGGCTGGGTTGGTGGTGGTGTGGGCGGTGGCCACGGCCTGGCCAGATGCATCAATCGCAGACAGTACGAAGCGCTCAGCCTCGTTGTAGCTCATGCGGCGGATGGCGTTGGCCACACTGGTCAGACCCAGCTTGTCGGCAATACTGGCCAGCCACGTCGTCAGGGAACGCAAGCGCAGTGAGCGGGTGCCAGCTTGCTTCTCGGCTTTGAGTTCTTCGGCCACAACGGCCAGCCCTTCCTCAATGGCCAGGGCTTCAAAGCGGGCCTGCAGCTCACTGCCAGCAAATCCCATCTTGGCCAGCTCCGCACGTTGCTCGGCAGCCACTGGCAGGCCCTTCCAAGCATTCGCGTAGGATTGGACCCGATCATCACGCTTAGCCAGATCCAGCATAGTCTGCACATACTGATCAGCAGGCAGAACGTTTCGCAAGCCACGATGGAACAACTCATGAAAGACCGTCTTAAGCACATCGAGTTCAGACCCTACTCCGGACTGAAACACGTAAATGTCCCCACTGCGGAGGGTGACGCCCGAATGCACGTCCTCTCCCGCAACGACCAAACCGAGGTCAGCGGGGCCGTGCACGACGTGGACTGGTGGCGAACCGGGGATGCCCCGAAGGGCCGTTTGCACAATCTGCTGCACACGCTCCAGCGAAAGCTTGGACTCGGGCGGCGTGGTGCGGCTGCTAAAAAGCGCTAGGCCATGATCCGTCTCACGGGTTTCCACAGTCTGGAAGAAGTGGTCAAAGCCGGCGCGAATGGCCTGGATCTCGTCCGCTGTTGGGTAAGGATAGGCATCATCCTGGCGTAAACCCACCGTCGCAGCTGCCTCCCATGCCTTGGGACTCACTACGTTGGCCAGATAGTCGTTGCTGGCGTTTTGGTCCTGCAGCTTGCCGATCAGATAGCTCTCAAAGGCGCGAGCGCTCAGTTCGATGTCAGTGGACCAATAGTCCTTGGTGCGACGCTCATCCAGCTTGGCCGAGCGGGCGCGCAAGGCGGTGGCGTTGATGGCACGCATCACAGCGCCAAAGGCTTCGATCATGGCCGGGCGCACGCCCTCCCCGCGCGGAAAGTATTTGGCACCATTCGCAGCGGCCTTCACGTCGCTGCTGTCGGTCATGTAGCCATTCGCACTGCTGCGCATCCGCGAGAAGTAGTTGTCCACGGCATGCCACCACTCGTGGCCCAAACTCCCAGCACCCGTGCGCTTGGTCAGGTTGATCACCACCTTGCCAGGCTCATAGTGGGCCTTGAAGGCCCCCACACCACCCATGCCGCGGGCACCGAAGGCCATGCCCAGCTCACCATTGAGTGACATGGCTTTGGCCGGCAACTGCAACACTGCCGCCAGATCCATCAGCGCGTCATAGGCATCATTGAGCTCCTGCTGACGCTTGCCCTGCTCCACCCAGTTGCCAAACTCCACACCTCGGAAGCCGAAGGTTTCGCGGAACTGTGAGGGGTTTACGTCCTGGCCCTGGCGATAGTCCTGACCCACGCGGGGGCGGTTAGTGTCTTCACGCTCCTGCGGGATCTGCTTGAACACCTCCAGGGACTTCAGCAGCTCGGCCTCGTTGCCGTCACGGTAGGCGCGGGCCTCCCGGGTGGTTTTGAAGGGTCCAGCCAGCTTGGCATAGGTGCGGCCCATCTTCTTGCCCACGAAGTAATCGCTCGAGAACTGCTCGGTGATGATGTCGAAGGACGCGGCCTTCTTTTCCTTGGTGCTGTCCAGGTTGGCATACGCCTTCTTGAACGCCTCCAGGGCAGCCTCTTTGGTTTCCCCAGTGGCAATTTCGCGGGGCCAGTTGCCGAAGGTGCCGCCCTTGGCCCCTTGCTCCACGGCCCACAGGTGCACGTTCTCACGGCCACGGTACAGCGAATAGTGGTGCTCTCCAAAGGTGATGCCCTCCAGGCTCTTGCCATGCCCCACCGCTTCATACAGTTCAGCGCGGCCCAGCACGTCCCGCAGGGAGCGGCTCGATAGCTTCCCAATATCGGCTTTCAAGGCAGCCACATTGACCTTGCCATCCAGCAAGTCGGTGGCGAAACTGCGCAGCACCTTCACCTGATCGGCCCAGCGGCTTACCTTCCAGCTCTGGCGCGGCTTGGTCTCCACAGCGTCCCGCAGGGCACGCACCATGGCCACGGCATCCGCACCAGCTCCGGCATCGATCAGCTTTTGGTAATCGGTGCTGGGCCAGACCTTGGACAGGGGCTGCACCTTGATCTGGTCGTCAGCCACGACGCGCAGATCCTCACGGAAGCCAGTCCACACGTCCTTACGGGCTCCACCAATCTTTTCGCCCACGTCCTCGATGCGCTGAACGGCACGTTGCGCTACTTTTTGAGTAGCTGCTTGCCGTTTGGCGTTGCTGCTTTTGCTTTCCTTTTGCGAATGCTTTATTGGCTGGCGTGCGCTACCAACTTCATTATTGATAGCGTTAGACGGGCTGAAGATGTCCCCTTGGTTGGGATTTGCGTCCGCGTTGCGGTCACTGCCGGTCAGGATGAACTCGGGACGCTCGCGGTCAGCCTGCTCGCGGCGCGCGGCTTGAAGGTCAGCACGGGCTTGCTCGGACTGTGCACGCTCTTGCTCGGACTGACGGGAAAGAACTTCTTCGCGGGTATAGGTGCTCAGCGCTGTGTCGGCTGCTCCAGCCCCCGGCGCTTCAGGTGCTCTGCCATCACTGCCTTGCGTTGCTTGGGTGGCAGACTCATCAGCGAGGCGACGGCCTTGGCCAACTTCTTGCGCTCGGCTGGGTTCTTGGGCAATGGCATCTTGAATTTCCTCTTCGGTAAAGCCCAAGGCGCGCATAGCAGCCTCGGTGGTTGTGTTGCTGGGCTCGGCATCCCAAGGAATGTCTGCGTCCAGTATCTCAAAAGTGGATGCGTCAGAAATGTCGGCCAGGTGCGCCAAAGCCACATCCTCGTCAAAGTCCAGCGATGCGGGGTCTGTCTGTGCGGTTTCCATTTCCGCCATGGCCATCTGCTCGGCAATGAGACTGTCCATCTCAGCTTGCACCGCATCTGCCGAATATTCCGCAATCACGCGCTCACCGCGCAGCACCCGGCTGATCAGGTCTTGCACCTGCACATCATCGGGTGTGGCAATAAAGCCTTCCTCGTAGGCGGCCTGTGCCAGCTCGTCCAGCTGCTTACCTGTACGGCGGAAGATCGGGCCATAGCCCGGCACCATGGCCTGGCGTTGCTCAGTTGCACCAGGAGCAAAGTCCGCACGATGGTCAACGGTCACTCCATGCTTGCCCAAGAAAGCCTTGAAAGGATTGGCGTCATACGCATTGGAGCGGGCGCGGTTGCCGGGAGCGCGGCGGCGCTTTTCAGCGTCACGCCATTCCTGGCGCTGTAGCTGGGCCTGTGGCGATGCGGAGGCGGTCGCCATCGGCGCTTGAACAGCGTTTTGGCCACCACCGTCAAACCCAGTCTCCATGCGGCTTTTCGGATCAATTTGGGCGATTTGGCCCCCGTCAGCCACCACGGTTTCCGCTGCCGCTGCTGCTTCTCCGTTTGCAACAGAAGAGCCCTCGAATGCAGGGTTTGGAGCCCCTGGTGCTGCAGCCACCTGCGTTTGAAACGCGTTTTGGTTTCTTACGGGATTTGCCCGCATCAAATTGGCGGGTGCTTGCGCACGTTGCTGCTTGGAGTGGCGTTCGGGAATCAGCGCCTCCATGGCGCTGTTATCGGCCATAGCATCCGCTGGTACGACTTGCTGCACAAGGTCTTCAGGCAATGCCGCGGGCAAGTTCAGGCCCATGAAGGCCGTGCGCGCATCGGCAACCCGGCGAATACGGGCAATCTCGTCCTGTGTCAGCGACTGCTCACCAATGTTGCGCAGCGCCTGATTCACGCTTTGGATCACGCGCAGGGTGTTGGGGGCACCGCCTTCAAAGGCGTTGCGCACCCCGCTGACCACACGGCCGGCGCGCACCCGAGCGTCAATCTCTGGGGTGATGTCGCCGCGATTGACAGGCGCGCTGAGGGTCTCCTGCTGCGAGACAGGCTCATTGCTCACATTCAGTGCCAGCCAAGCATCTTCCAGTTCGCCGCGCACGGCCTGCACGCGCTGGGGGTCCGTGTATTCGGTGCTCTGGCGCACCGCCTGCTGCGCATCGGCCAGCGGGTTGCCGGCGCTCTGATAGGGCACGCCCACGGGGTTGCGGCGGTAAACCTTGTGCCAATCGGCGGGATCGTCTTCGGTCAACGCGCTGGTGGCCAGTGCCGTGCTCGGACGGTGGGCCGACAGGTTGCGGGAGATGGGACCATCGGCTGCGACCTGCTGTTCATGCTGCTGCAGCAAGCTGTCCAGCTCCGTACGGCGAAACTGGCGTACGCCCTCCGGGTTGTCCAGGTTGTTGATCTCGTCGGCCAGGATGATCGCCTGCGTGCGCTCCTGATCGGGCAGATCCTGGATGCGTTCATGGATGGGGCGCGGCGCAGGTGTGGCCTGCCCCCCTGGCATGGCCCCACGCTCCATCTCCTTGGCCACATTGCGCGACAGCGGGCCGGCAGCAGGGTCGATGCCCGGTTGGGCCGCGGGCGACAGCTCGGGATCAATCCCTGTTTCTGGGTTGTCGTCAGGATCAATGGTGGACGCTTGTGCGGCGACTGCAGGGGCGGCCTCCTGCACAGTCGGTTCGGCGGGGGCTCCTGCAGCGGTGGGTGGATCGCTCGGGGTCTGAGGTTCGCTCTGCCGGGGTTGTCCGTGGGCAAAGGCATTGGTGACACCGCCCAGCATGGTGCCGGCCACACCTTCCGCCACGGCCTGCCCTGCTACGCCCTGCCATGTGGGAGTGTCAAACCCTTCGTTTTGCAGTGCCAGGTTGGCTGCCAGACGCTCCTGGCCACCTTGCACCAACTCGGGGGCTCCCTCAGACACAGCGCCCACACCGATGCGGCCCAGCGCAGAAGCACCACCAGCGGCGGCGCGCCCAGCCATGCTGCGGGCCAACATGCCTTCCACGCCAAATCGGGCGGCCAAGCCACCCAACGCCCCACCCAGAGCGATCTGTCTCGTGTTGTTACCGCCATAGGCTTGCGCCTTTTCTGCGGCGGCACTGGCAGCTTCTTCGGTAGCTCCGGCCTGCAAGTGCTCATCTTTCACGGCCTCATGGATGCTGCCCTTGACGGCGCCGGCACCCTGGGCCACGCCCAACGTGGTGCCCACCAAAGCTGCAGGGGCGCGCCCACGGGTGGCCAGCATGCTAGCCACCACTGGCACCACAGAGCCCGCAGCTTGCGCAAACGTGCTGACAGGGGCTTCTGCAATTCCTCCCAGCTGCGCGCCAATTTCGCGCAGACGGCTATCACCTTTCTCGGCAGCCTGGATGGTCGCAGCACGGCGCTCCTGCTCAGCCTGGCGCTCAGGGCTGATCCAGCTTTGCGTGGCATCCTGCATGCGGCCCAGCCCGGCCGACACAGCATTGTCGGCACCCGCAGCATCTGAGATAGCCTTGGTTGCACCCACGGCACCACTGGCAAACGATGCCCCAATGTCCTTGAGGCGCTGCAGCCCGGTGGCCTTGGGGATAGGGGTGAACTGGCTCCAGTCGATTTCCTGCTCTTGGGAGGCCGGCTGTTGGCTGAAGCGGTTGCTGGATTGCATTTGAGATTCGGCCATCACTTACCACCTTCCACCAATTCAGGCTTGCCATTGCGTACAACGTACTGGCGGCCATCAGGGCCGCGCACGTAAGAGCCCTCATTGGGCTTTGCTCGGGGTTGCGAAACTCCTGGAGTGAGGGTTTCGGCCGTGGTCTCGTTGTAGAGGAAAGGGTTACCGTTTTGGTCGTTACCGCTACGCCAGCGGCCCTGCTCTTGAGCGGTACGGCCATGCAAGGCCAGCAAACGGGCGCGAGCGCTCGATACCTGCTCTGGGGTCTGCGCCTTCTCCAGCTCGGTCTGAACCCGATCCAGACGCTGCATGCCGCGCACGCGCAGGTTGTGCTCTTCGGTTTCGCGGTCGAACTTGGCCATTTCCGCCACGCTGCGCACACCCTCGCGGCGGTTCGCACCGGTTTCCTGAAGTTGCGCACGGCTGTTGGCCCCTTGCTGGCCCATGTTCTCGCGCTCAAGGCCAGCATTGGTCTTCATGGCATCCACATCCAATGCGGCCTGCCCTGAGATTGCGGCCTGATCAGCCAGCAAGCCTTTCATGTACGCCTCTTGCGCGACATTTTTCTCGGCCTTGGTCCGATAAATGCCATTGGCAGCCATCTTCAGGCGATCCAGCGCCTGACGCGCGTTCCAGTCGTTGCCACTGTGCACGGCCGTTGGGCGGCGCATCTGGGGGGTGTTGCTGGGCTGAATGCCCTTTTCCATGGCAATCATGCGGTTGGCAAAATCCGTCCAGCTCTCGCGCGGCTTGCTGGCTGCAGGGCTGCTGGCAGACGTATCCTCCCCCTCTCCGACCACTGGGCCCATGCGCTCTGAGGGGTTCAGGCGCTGGTCATACGCGGGGTCATAGCCGACACGCTCACCGATCAAGCCGGCCGCCTGTGCTTCTTGCACCGTCATACCCACGGGGCTTCGCGTCTGCTGCGCACCTGCTGCTGGTGCCTGTTGCGTTTGTGCCCATGCAGCCACAGGGCTCTGGGTTTGAGCCACAGCGGCTGCGCGCTGCTGGTCGGCGGTGCTGGGCTGGCCGGTGAAGCCAGAGGCAAACCCCATATCACTGGGGCGGTCGCTGAACTGGCCACGGCCATGCTGGTAGACACCGGGCGCGACTTGGGGCGCAGATGAGGCGGAGGCTTGGGACTCGGAGGGCGTACCAGGTGCCTGACTGCCGGGAGCTTGCTGCGATGGACCTGCGGCGGGCGCGTCTACCGCGGGGCCGGCTGCCTTGTCGCCGGCAGGCAGCGTGCCTGCCTGCGCTTCGCTCACCGGGAAATTGCGCGCATAGTCCGCCCCCATGGTCACTGCTTCACGTGCGGCGCCGTCACCTGCAGCCAGATTCCCGGTGGTATTGGCCATGGCTGCCAGGCGGTTCACGCCCGTGCTGATGGCTCCGCCCGTCGCAGCTGCGCGGCCGACACCACCCACACCAGGCAAGGCCATGGCCGTGTTGTAGACCTGGCGGCCCACTTCGGTTTGCTTGAGACTGTCCAGCATCCCCGTGGCTTGCCGTGGCGGCGCTTCATACTCGGTATCGACGGGGATCTTGGCGATCAGCTCGTCACGCGTGAAGGTTTTGGGCTGCTCGGCGGGAGGTGGTGCAGGTGTCGCGGCCGGTGCAGGTGCGGTGGCAGCAGGAGCGCTGGCCGCTTTTCGCAGTTTGTCCTGTTCATCCTCAACCGGACCACCATCTGCATAGTGATGGGGCTTGCGCTTCTTGCCTGTGGGCTGGTGCGTAGCGGCCACCAGTTGCTTCAATCGGCGCACGCCCACCTTGCTGGTGGTGTCGGCCGGCAAGACAAACTCGCCCTTGGACAGCTTGGCGTCCACAGAGTCAGAGGTCGGGGTGCCGGGCCCTTTGATCTTGCCGCCATGGGCGCGCAGGTCTTGAGCTGGCTTGCGGCTGTGGGGCACTTGCCCCGCTGCTAAAGCAAGCAAACGCTGTTTGCCTGTCATTTGTGGTGAGGGCATTGAAGGCTCCTTGAAGTTGCTGCATTTCAAGGGCCAAAAACACGTAAACCCCTGAAGATATTTGGAATTCTTCAGAGGTTTACAGGTGGAAACCAGCCTTAGCGGGGGGAAGCACTCACCATGCGCAACGAACAATCGGAGGCTGACGATCGCTGCGCTTTCGCGCGGTATTGGCATCCACTTTGATACCAAAGATACCGGAGAAAATCCCCTCATGTTCGGAGGCGCGCACAGCGTTTTGGGTATCGGCGTCGTGCTTGAGCAAGGCGCAGCGATACACCCAATGTTTGAGACCATCGCGCAAAGACACTGGCACCTCTGGTTCGTCGCTCAAGCACTGCGCCTGCAGCAGCTTGAGAGCGCCGCGGTAGACCGTCAGGCTGACCTGGCCAGCTGCGGCTGGCGTGGGTACCAGACGGAGACGTGCCGCGCGGCCACCCACAGGGGCCTCCAAAATGAAGCGCGTGGGCTGCCCCGTGCGCACTTCCCAGTTGCCGGACTCGGCGTCCATCGCCTCGATGCTGGTTTCCGTCAGTAGGCGGCCTTCGTAGCTGGCGCGCTTGACCTTGAGCACGCTCGGGTGCAGGTTGTAGGTGTCCACTCCAGCTTGGACAGCCACATGACACGCCGCAGGGGTGCTGCGGTCTTCAATCAAAAGTGCCCGCTCACACGCTTCTTGCACTGCCTGATTGAGGTAGTACACCAGCTCCGAGTCTTGCCAAAGGTAAGGCTCCTGGACATCGCCCAGCTCGGCGCGGAAGATTTCCAGCATTTGCTTCAATCGCATGGCTGCACTCCCTTGGGCTTAGACGGCTGCGCTGACTTCTGCCCAGGCAGCATCAACCTCAGCGCGGGTCACCGCAAAGCCCACCAGTGCCTTCACACGCGCCAATTGCGGTTTGCCGCCTTCGGTGAAATCTGCCTCATTGGCACCATCCAGCATGCCGTTCAGGGCTTGTGCGATCTTGGCAGCGCGCAGCAACGACAGCTCTTCAGCGACTAGTCCAGCGGTCGCTTGGGTTGTCAGCCCTTCTTCCTGCGCTGCGGCGGCTTGAACAACCGGGGCAGACTGCTCACCATCCTGAGCCTCAACAGCGCCGCGGGCCACGGCCTCAGCGACGTACATATCGGGCACTTCCACCGGTTCTTGGGTCACCACAAAGGTGTGGCCACTGGTCAAAGCAATAGGAATCACGCGCTGAAAAGGAGAAAAGAGTTTCTTCATGGTTGGCTCCCAAAGAAAAGGCCCGGCACATTGAGAGCGCCGGGCACAAAAGGCGCTAAAGCAACGCCATCCACTACACAGGATCAGCCCAGCGATGCGGTCGCGCGGCCTTCGGTGAGGTACTGGACCGTAATGCGCACTTCACCCTTGGTGGCTGCAGCGCCAGTTTGGGCAAGCAGTGCCTGCAGGGATTCGATGCCAACGTGCTTGTGGCCGGTCAAGGTCAGCGCGGTGCGGCCTGCGGTTTTCAGGTCCACCGCCGCTGCGGTGTAGCGGTCATCATCTGCTTTGTCGCCCAGCTTGAGCGTGGCCGTGGTGCCACTATTCCAAGGCTCCACCACGGTGATGTCGCCTCCGGTGACGATGGCACCACCAGGCACGTCGATGGCGGGCTCTGCAGTACCGTAGGCGGTCACGTCAGAGTGCTTGATGGTCAGGATTGCGACTTGCGGCTCCTGGCGGGCTGCGATCTTTTTGATGGCCATGATCTTTGTCCTTCGAGAATGGTTGCAGGAAGGACGGAGCCCCAAGGCCCCGCCCTTAAGCGGGAGCCCTGGTTAAGCCAGGTAGTGGTCACAGGTGAGGATGGCGTGGTCTTCCACGGCACCGGTCACTGCCGACTCGAACTGAGGCTTCAGCAGGCCCAGGAACTTGTCCACGTTGATGCCATGGCGCTTGCCGTAGTTGAACGACTTCTCGTTCCAGTCGGGCAGGCCCAGGTCCAGCATGGCCAGCGCTTGAGCGCCGCACAGCATGGTGCGTGTGCCGTTGACGTTGCCGCCCGCACCCCACTTGGCGCCAGCTGCTGCGCCCTTGGTGTTGAACACATCGCTGTGCTCATGGATCACGGCGCCGTCCATGGTGACGGTAGCGCCTGTGAACCAGGGCGAGTTCTGGCCATCACGCGACGCCAAGGCCACCAGCGCGTCCTTGTAGTCAGGGTCTTTCTTGAGCGCGCCCAGCGTGCCAGGAGCCACCAGAACCACGTAGTAGTCCTTGCCGCCACTGCGCAGGGCGCGAATGCGCTGCTCCTTGGCGCGGGTCACCAAGTCCACAATCATGTTGTACTTGGGCACAAACGCATTCGTGATGTTGGCGGTGCTGGAGTAGTCCAGGCCAGCGCCGGTCCACATCAGGCCACGCTCAGACGTAGGCGCCTTCACATCGGTCGCAAATTCCAGCACAGGGAATTGCGAATTGCTGCTGCGCTTGGCGCCATTCGTCTTGTACTCATAGCTGATGCCCGCGGCGGTGAGCATGGCCAGCTCATCAATGCGCTGGCTCAGCCACTCGGCCAGACTGTTCTTGCCGGTGCTGCGGAAATTGATCGTAGAGCGCTGGTCGGACAGCTTGCCCTTGTTGATCACAGCGTGCGAGATCATGTCCAGCTTGATTTCCTGGACGTGCGCTTGCATCGCTTCTTCGTTGCCTTCGCTCTCGTTGTCACCGACAACACCGTCTTCTTGCAGGTCACCGACCAGCTGGATGATGGCTTTGTCGCCCTTGGAGGTCTTGGTCAGTTCCTTGACCACCTGGATCATCGAGCCCTGGTCCGTGCCCATGAAACGGTTCACGAAAGAGTTGTGTTTTGCGGTGAGCCACAGATCCTTGGCCCACACTTTGACTTGAGCCTCGCTCAGCTTTCCAAATTCGGTGTACGACATGGCAATGCCTTTTGCAGTAGTTGGTACTTGTGTCCGGGCATGCGCAGCCCTAAAGGCGGAGACATGGCAATGAGGCAGCCAAGCGGCCAAGCCGTTTTGCGTCGGGCTATAAAGACGGTGGCGACTTAACGCCTCACCACGTGGCTGATTCGCTAGAGTTAAGAAAGGTGGCCAGTTTCAGCGAGCGTGCTGGCCTCCTGCGAGTGAACTGAAGTTTCCACCCCACCCCCAGGTTTTCACAACCTTAGGGGGGTAGGCTCAAGAGCTGGCATCAGCCACCACGCATGCGCGCCTTGTCTTCCTCGCTCAGCTTCATGAAGTCTTCATCGCTGATGGTGTTGATGTCATACATCGCCGTACCCATGGCGCGATTGCCAAACCCGCCTTGCATCGATGGTGCTTGGGCAGCCGCAGCCTGTGCCCCGCGCTTGACCGAGTTGGCGGCGCGTGGGTCAACAGCAGCAGGTGGCCCACTGTTTGCGGGCGCGTAACGCGGCAGAATCTCATTTGCCACGTCTTGGAATGCCTTCTCGAACGGCTCGCCACGATGCACGCGCACCTCCACCAAGTCCGCCAGGATGTCCTGAACCTTCATGCCTTCTTCAGTGTTCAGCCATGGGTTTGCACTCAGGAATGAATCCACAAAGTCACTGCTGGCCTGTGCCGCTTGACGCTGTGCCTGCTCGTTCTTGATGCGCAGCACGGCCTGCTCTTCAATATGCTGGTTGATCTGGCGGCGAATACTGACAGCCTCCTTGGTGTTGCCATCCATCATGGCAGCCGTGTACTTCTCTTCCAGGGCATCCAGCGCTTCGCTGGGAATGCTCTTGCTGCGCGCGGCTTGTAACTCTGCCTGGGCCGCTTCCAGCGCGGCTTCTGCCTGTTTGCGGCGCTCATTAACCTCTTGGAAGCGCGGCATTGGCACGCTGCCCACGTGTGGCTTTGCTTCATCACCAGCGCCTTCGTCGGCGGCTGAAGCCGCGATTGCCTTGAGCGCCTCCAAGTTCACATCAACAGCTGGTGTAACTGCTGTCTGCGGTGCCTCAGTCTGAGGCCCTGGACCATCGCCACGATCCAGTCCTTCAATCGATGCAAAGTCATCGTCGTTTTGCAGCTCGTCAGCAGCTGCCTGGGCATCGCCGGGTAAGTCTTGGCCCTCAGCCAACTGGTTCATGAGACGGCGGTTCAGCAGGTTGCGAATAAATGCGGGCATGTTGTTCTCCTGTGGTGGGTGGATTGCCTGGCTACGTTGTGCTTAGGACTTGGCAGAGAGTTGCTGCAGGGCTTCCAGCTCCTTGACCTTCTCTTTGGCCATGGCCACGGCGGCCTTAAAGCGCTTGGCGTCCTTGCGAATTTCTTCGGCGCGCGCCAGGGTGCGCATGTCATCCTCGGCTTGCCATTTGTCGTGGTCGCCAGAGGTAGCAATCAGGTTTTTGTCTTTGGCCATGTCGTTCTCCTTAGGGTTGCACGCCATCTGCATCAGGGGTTCTGATGCCGCGATTCATGCCAACGCTGGGGTTGGCGGGGGTTAAAGGGTTGGTGTTGGTGGGCACGTTGGCAGGCACGCTGAGGGCTGCATTCGCATCCACCTCAGGCACGATGGGCGCGGCATCGTGGTCTTTGAAATTTGCAGAGCGCAGCAGGCCATCGGCCAAACCAGACACAGCGGGATTGGCAGCAATCACTTGGCCTGTCTGCACGGCGCTGTACTGCGTCTCCACTTGCTTGTTGGTAGCCTCTGCATCGATCTTTCGCGTCTGGGCTTCAGTACGGTCAGCTTCCTTGGCTGTGCGGTTGGCCTGCGCTTGCAACAAAGCGGCGCGTGCAGCATCCACGGGGTTCGACTCCTGCGGTGCAGGCTGCAGGCCCTGCAAGATCTCGTGCTTGTCCTGGAGGTTGGAGTAGCGCACCACCATGGCATCCGAGATGCGGATGCCGGCCTTGCGCATCTCCAGAGCCTGGTTGAACTGACTGTTCTGGAACGTGACCTGCATGGGCTGCTCAGTGATCACCACGTCATAGGTGCCCACCGTCACATCGTTGAAATAGCCACCAGTAGCACCGTCGTACTGGTTGATCTCCACCGTCTCCACCTCTTGCTTGCCGGTGTAAGGGTTGGTTTCCGTGATCCGAAAAATGCGGTGGGCATCGTAGAAGGTCTGGATCAAGGCCAAGATACGGCGCGCCAGCAGCCTGCGGGTGTATGCCAGGTTGTCCAGCGGCACGGCCAGCTGCTGCTGCCCTGCAAACTGGCGGCTTTGGATAGCCACGCCTGCCACCTCTGGTCCTGCAGAACCACGCAGCACATCGGGCACCGTCGCATCCCTGATGGCCTTGTCAGCGCGGTCGATCAGGCGATCCACACCTGTTGGCACTTCGTTGGGTTTGATCTTCTGGGGAGGCTTCGCCCCCTTCTTCACCTCAATATGCAAGCCAGTCGTGGCACCGCGCTGCTCCAACTCTCCCGAATCCATATTGGTAATGGAGTTCTCTTCGGTGATCCAGCCGCTATTGGCCGAAGTGTTGAGGATGTGCACAAACTGGCTCACAGCCTTGTTCAGTGCCTCCTGAGGGCCAATCGCATCGTCCACCATGCCCACCGTCAGGCCACGGCGGAAGTACGCGAAGTACGGCACCACCGTGAAATCATCGTAGGGGCTTGTTGCATCATGCAGCACGCTGGTGCAAGTGCTGACCACCCACTCAATGCGGTGCTGCATGCGCTTGGTTTCCACAGCCCCCTTGGCCAGTGCGTCTGCCAGCGACTCCGCGGAGAGCTGATCGACGGGGCGCACATCGCCCGTATCAGGAAACACCACGCACTTCGTGAGCTTGTAGACACGAATCTGGCGGTCAATCACCCGAAAGCGATGCGGCCCTTCGGCTTGACTGCTGAATGCCTCAGCCACACCAGCAACGCCGCCTGCACCGAATTTGTTGCGCTCTGGGCCATCATCACCAGCATCGCCAAAGTCATAGCCAGCATCACCGCTCTCGTCAGCGATCTTGCGAGCCTTCTTGCCGTAGCGGTTTTCGATTTCATCCAGGGTGAGCCAGCGCGAGATCGTCACATCAGACCAGCCCTTGGGGTCGTAGGTCTTGGCATCCGGGTCGGGCATGACATCCAGCGGATCCAGTGTATCGACTTGAATCTCACCATGAATGTTCTGGTCGAAGTTCATCCGCACGTCGAAGTAGCCGCGCTGCTGAATCAGCCCATCGCTGAACACCTGCGTTTCTTTCCAGTGCAGGCCACACTGGTCGGCCACCTGCATGGCCACCTTGGACAAGATCGTGGCCGTGGCCAGGTCAGCCTCACCACCGCGGGGCTTGAAAGCGATGTCCATCCGGTTCTGGATCTGGTAGCCAATGGCGGTATTGACCGCTCCCTTGATTTCGTTGAACTCCAGGGCTGGGCGCTTTTGCCCCTCCACAAAGGCGCGATCTTCGGCGCGCCACTGTCGGCCACCACCCAAATACATCTGTTCGCAGCGGTCGGCCTGCTCCATGTAGTCGATATGGCCACGGTTCTTGCCGTACTGCCAACGGTCCCAATTGGCACGTGCTTTTGGATTGCTCATGGATTGCCTCACGCAGTCATGTAGTTGCCACCACCGCTGTGCTTTTTCAGGCGGTCGCGCCAGCTTTTTGGAGCGCGCTCTGCCTTAGGTGCGGGGATGTCGGAGATAAAGGTCATGGCCACTGCGTCCCCTTTGTCTGGGGAGCGGCCAAGCGCTTCGCGGATTTCGTCCTTGCTGCGCATCTGAATGGCTGACTTGCTGCCCATGGTCACCACCTTGTAGCGAACGGCGGTCAGGTCACCCAGCAGCTCTTGGTCTGGTGGCAGCGCGATGGGCTCAGGCACGGTGGGGTCCAGTGCTTCACGCAGCCGCCAATACATCTCGGCGCGCTTGTTCCGAAAGCGCAGCTGGCCAGCCTTGTCCATCAGCCCAGAGCCCTCAGAGCCCACCACGGGTAGGACATTGAGGTTCAGGCCCACCAGGAAGTCCAAGGCGCTGGATCCAATGCCGATCGCATCCACACAGATGCAGGCACCGTCACGGACGTGCGGCACAACGAACGCAGCCGCTGTAGGGCCGTCCTTGGTCACCAAACCGGGCGCGGTCACCAGCTCGTCAAACCACTGGCCATGGCGGCGTGCTATCGAAGACTTGTCTTGGCCACCACGGGAAGGATCGAAGCCCAGCGCGGTCATCGTGCCCTTGGCCTCTTTCTTCTCCCAGCGCGCCTGTGCGGCCTTGACCCAATCCGTGGGGATCAACTGCCATGCAGGATCGACAGAACCCGCATTGAAGTCGCCGCGCAGCATTTGAGAGCGCAATGGCTCTGGAAGCGCCTGCAGCTTCTGCTTGTAGCCCGTGGCCATCAGGAAGTAGTTGTCGTCGACACTGGATGGAATGAAGGTGCGGCTCATGGGTTTGACCGGTTCACCATTCACCAGCACGTCCTCTGGACCACTGACTTCCTCATCCTCGCCCTTGTCGTTGGTGATGTACCAACGCAGCTCACCAGGCTTGGCTGGATTGGGGTGCATCGGATCAAGCCACGCAGCCCAAAAGCGCTTGACCCACTCGCCTTCTGGGTCTGTAGGGGGGTTACCGGCGCACACCACGCGCTGACGCACCGAGGGGTCATCAGAACGCAGCCAGCCGATCAGGTTGCGAAATTGCGTCTCTGTGAAGTGAGGAATCTCGTCAAACAGCTTGGCATCGTGGGGGCGGCCTTGGTACTTGATCCAATCCCCAGGATCCTTGCAATGCCCCAGCTCAAGCACGCGCTTGGACGGCAAACGCCAAATGCCGGTCTGTCCGTTGTAGCCGTCACGTGAGCCCAGAATCTTGGTCATGCGCTCTTCAATGCCGGTCAATTGCACCGACTGGCGCCGAAAGAGAATGCTGTGACGCTGCTTTGTCAGGGCCAAGCCAAGTAGCAGGTCAGTCTTGCCACCGCCGGCAGAACCGCCGTAGTAAACGATGTCAGCCAGCGAGTCATAAGCAGCGCGCTGCGGGCCTTCTTGCGGCACCCAGATAGGCGCGTCAGCCAGCAGCACAGCGTCCAGCGCCTTTTTGGCCTCTGGAGTCATGCCTTTGAGGGCTTGAATGACCTTGTTGATGTCCAACTCTGCAGCCACGGCTTACCCCTGAACGCCAGACACCAGCGATGCAATCAGATCCGGCGTGCTCTTGAGGGCGTTGAGCACCCGCACAGCGCGCTCTGCCTCTGTCAGCTCACGCTCTTGGACTTGCACGGGAGGCAGGTCATCAGCACCGCCAACGGCCAGCTTGTCGCCAAAGCGCTTGGGGGATAGCTTGGATGCGTACCACTTGCGTTGATCGGCCTTGGCTTTGTTGTGCGCCAACTCCAGCGGCGTCTTGACTGGCTGGTCAACGATCTCCATCGCTTCTTCTGCCAAAGAGACGCCACGGGCCTCGCACGCGCGCGCGTATTGCTTGTGGAAAAATTCCTTCTCGTCATCTGCCAGCCACCGAAGGACAGTGCTCATATCCGGCATGCCCTCCATGGAGCACACCTTGCGAAGGCTCTTGCCACCTGCAATCTCCAGGCAAATGTGAGTACCCAACTCTGGGGTGTAGCTGCTCTTGCGGCCACGCTTTCCGGTTTGCACTTGGTTTCCAGCTGGCTCAGCTTTGCAGGCGTCTTGGCTTCCCACTTCACGGTTGAAATCGGTTTGCACCTCTTCAGTGGCTGCTGGGATTTGCTGGGCGCCACACACTGCTGTCCGCACCCACTTGTCTCTGGCGGCACGCTTGGCGATAGCTGGTCCGCTCACGCCGTGATCTTTCGCAATTTGGCGAACGGAAATGGCTGTCGTCTTGTAGAGCATCTCAATAGCGCCCCAGTCCGCGTTGGAGCGCTGCGCCCGGGTCTTGATGGGTTCTTGTGTCATGGTCTCGTCCCTCATGTCCTGGCGCTTAGGAGCGATAAGAGCCTTCAATCAAACGGTCAGCGAGCACTGCCAAGCGATCACCAAGGCCCTTGGTTGCGGGATCCACGGTGACACCCAATTGCTCGCCAATTTGTTCTTGAAAGGCAGTGGTCCTGCGCAGCAGCAACATGCAGGTGGTCAGTTCACTGGCCAAGACGTTGAAGTCGTGCGTTGTTTGCAAGTTGCTGAGAAAGGCTGCGTCGCCCATCAGCATGCTTCCCAACATGCGGCGCTCCTTGGGCGTCAGATCAATGCACAGCTCCCCCAGCTCCAGCTTGGAGGTGCCGTCAGGCAGCAAGGTATGAGAGATCGAGCGTGATTCCCGGTAAGTCACTACCGGTGCGAAAACGCCTGCCACCAATCGACGCAAGACTCCCTCATTGACAAGCGTATTGAGGTTGTCATCTACGACGTATTGCTTCAAGCCCGTGATGGTCTGCAGGCGCTGCCTGGAAATCACCACTTCCGATTCATGCAGCGAGGCGATGGCCTCCAGAATCTGGGTGCGGCTGCTCTTGCTGGCGATGGCCCCATCCAGCTTCTTCTTGGCTGTAGCCGCCTTGTTCTCCGCCCTCTTGAGCTGCCGGCGCGCTGTCTCTGTGATGCTGCTGATGCGCAGCCCATCAGCGACAGCTGCGGTGCCGGCAGCACCTTCTTGCGTTGCACACTGGTTCATCCTTCACTCCAACTGCTTGCGATGGGTGAAGTTTTCTTTTTTCGCTAGGTTTGCGCCAACCTTAGAGGGGGGGACTGGTTTCCGGGCCCCCTGACTTTCGCATTTGCGCCAAGATCAAGTCGTCCACGCACAGGTGCTCGTAACTTTGCTCAATCTGTTTGGCCGCCTTTTCGAGGATCTTTCGTGCTCTCGACGATTTGCTCAAGGACTCCCGCACAAACTGGGCAAACTCAAGCACCTCCCGCGGCCAAAGGTTCGACGCTTTCGCGCCCCCATGTCTCCACAGTAGTGGGCGTGGCAGGATCTCTCGATAGTGCTTGTGACTGAGCGAATTGCGCTTTACACCCATGACACGGGCGATGTCCTGCGTTGTGCACAGCATGCCCTGGATCGCCGCATACTTCCCCGTCGCACGCCTGCCGACCCAGTTTTCCCGCTCTTCAGGCAACGTCGAAATTCTGACCAATGGGCCAAACCCCAGGGCCGCATGTTTCTCAGTGAGCAATTTACGCCTCGCCATGTAAATTCTGAGATCCTCGACCCGGGCATAAAGCTTGCCGTCACGCCGCTGCACAGTGATGCACTTGGGCGGCTTGTAGGTCCAAAGGCGCCTAGCGGTTTCCTGGGCGATGGGCACATACTCATGAACCTGCCGCATCGGCAGCCACTCGATGTCCAGGTCATCCAGGCTTTTGAGACCCGCCATTCGCTCAAGCTCGCGGGGGCTGAAGTTAAAAAGGCCGGCAACGTACACGCGTTGGCTTGTCTGTTGAACGCTATTCATTTTTTGCTGACTGCAAGCGTTGGCAAAATCCACACACAGGCCGTCAAGCTGCCAGCGCCTTCATCTGCTTGGCTGCATGGTGCTTGGCAATCTCTGCGGCCAGCCACTGCACCCCCTTGGGGGTGAACTTGGGCTGCACATAGCCATAGCCGCTATCCGACACACCGGTCTTCACTTCAAAGCGGCCGGCCTGGATGTGCTGCTGGTAGGGGGTGAGTTTTCCGCCCAAGCGGTACATGATCTGGTGCAGCTCCAAGAACTCGGCCAGCCACTTCTCATTGAGGCACAGCGTCTTGCAGACCTGGCGGAAACCCAAGGCCCCGCTGCTGGCCTGCACATATCGCTCGACGAACTCCACCTTGGGGGCCGCTTCCACCAGGGCCTGCTCCTTCTTCTGGACTTCAATGGCCAGGGCCGCGGCTTTTTCCTCAGACGCAAGGTGCGCGCGCAGGGCGTCGAGGTAGGTGGCGGGCAAGGCTGGTGCCTGCTGTGCTTCCAACTCTTGCCAGCGGTCCACGATGCGGGCTGTGAACTCGGGCGAGAGCTGGGCCACCACCACCAAACTGTCACGCTTCTCAAGTTGGTAGACGCTTACGGTCTGACCAAGGTGGTTTGGAACATCCACCAATGGTGGAAGTTGAATCACACCACGATCGGCCAAGCGTTCAATGGTGCGCTTCACACTGTCATGGCGTGATTCGACCAGCTCGCCAATCTCGGCACTGGTCATGGTCAGGGGCGCACGGCCCGCTACAGTGAGTTGGTTCATGTCGACCTCGCTAGGTTTTCGCTATGAGGTCAATTCTTGGTTTGCACCCTGAAATGTGGAAACCTTAGGGGGGGCGGGTAGCTTTTACACGCGGAGCCCCGCGCTCGACTGCGTCCAAACAAGCGGCCCAAGCCGAACTGGCTACCTAGGTTGGCGCGCGGCCCTCCATACGGTCAAAGCTGCACGGGTACCAGTTCGGGCATCAGGTGACAGCTCAGAGCGCGTCAGTTCCGTAACATGATGCGCCTCGTTGCGCCAGCTCTTCGCCAGGTCTCGCAATACAGCGGCTTTGTATGCCTGTGCTGCGGGGGTGAGGCGTAGATCAACCGGAGGTTGGTCTGTTGGTTTAAGTGTGGTGGTTTGGCTCATGACCCCACTGTGCGGCCATAGTGCGAAAACAGCGCTGCGGCTGAACTGCGGGGCATTCTGTGCCGTCGATGTGCATGTTTTGCACGCAAGACAGCAGTTACTGGAGAGGTGATTGGTAAGCGGTGCCGCGCTAGCGAAATTTTTTTGGGTTTTTCACCCGAAAAACGGCATTTTTTCCAGCGCGAAGCGCAGCGTGTGCATTTTTCCCCTGTTTTAGCTATCACAAACAGGCGGGAATCCCAAGCGGTTCAGTTTCGGTTCTGCAAATCGGCAAACTCTCACCTAAGAGGCTGCGCAAGCCCCTTAGCGTTTACCGATTCCTTGGCACCCAGTGCGGACGAGCCTTCGGACTTTATCGGACTGTCATCAGTGCAGCGTGACAGCTTGCAGCATTACGCGCTCTGCATGCGCCCCTTCTCGCCGTTGCTGCATACCCTTGCGGGTCACTCTTATGGCGTTGACTTGGGAAGGTTCCCCCGTGGTCTCTCAACACTGCTACGGCGGCCTCTAGAGCGGTCTTACAGCGTCCAGTCAGGCTGAGTCGGGAGGATCATTGCTGCTGGGTTCTTAGTCCCACTTTGCGTACTGCGAACTTCGGCCAGTACTCCAACAAAAAAGCCCTTTAGTCCTAACTCTGCAACGCCCGCCAGCGTGTACCCTTGCGGGCGCAGAGCTAAGGCTAAAGAGCCCTATTCCGTTTCGTCTGTGCTGGCGGACACCGACATGGAGGAGTCTACATGGAGAACTGTACACATGTCCAGCATGTTTAAAAAAACAGGCTACTCTGAAGCGGTGGGCAAATCTTGTGGGTTCGTGACCCATCCGCAACGCCTCCCTAAGGCCTACATCACCATCATGATGATTGTTCTCTTGCCCTATCAAGCCCCTTCCAAGGCCCTTATGAGGGGCTTCTAGGCCAAGGACCAGGCGGCCCATTGCCGCAGTCGCTTCCAGAAACGCTTTGCCCAAGCCTTCAAGAAAGGGTTTGCCCAAGCCTTCAAGAAAGGGTTTGGCAACAGTTGCGAAACTGCTATCCAACGGTTGGGGAACAGTTTGGCACGCCCTGCTCCTAGGCCTACGGCTCAGAAGCCCGGCACCCAGCTTTCTGCGCCCATGTAACGTTACAGGCGTTACATGAAACGTTACGGCGGCATGCACGTAATGATCCAAGCCCGTTACCGCTTGACCTATCATCCTGTTTCATGCGTTGCTGTCACGCACAGTCACGGCAATGTCACGCGTGACGGCCGCATTTGTCCCCCCTGCAATCCACTACCCGTCCTCCAGATCGCATATCGTGCGCCAGGTGGTCCGTTCACCGCTGATCAGCCGCTCAGACAGCCCGTAGATCGATGGGTGCAGGCCGACGTTTGGCGTTCTGGGTCACCGCGACACAGACCTAATCTGCACCTCTAACTTGCTGCATGGATGGCAGCATATAAAGGTGTTCGAATTTCGAAGCAGTGAGCTTTCCAGCATTAAAAAACCCGCAAGGCCCAGAAAACTAGGCTGCATGCGGGTTAGAGGCGGATTTTGATTTTTTCTACTGCTTCAGTTTCTGAAGTAGTAAAACGCCCACTGCTTCGGAATTCGAACCGACAGGCCCGTTTTACGCTTCGGATTCCGAACCGATACGCTTCGAAATCCGAAGGCCGGAATTGTTTTCCTCCGTGAGTGCCAAGGCAGCATCAGCCTCGGCCAAGGAGGCAAACTTCTTCCAGTCGTTAGTAGCAGCTATTGGCCCAAATCCAAGCTTTGGGAATTCATACACATCGACATCCGTAAAGCGGTAAAGGGTACAAACTTTTTGCCCGAAGGCAATCCCACCCTGGCGTGTTACAGCAATGAAGCCCAACAACTGGAGCTCCTTGAGCGCTTTTGCCAGCGTGGAAGAGGACTTCCACCCATAGTGTTTGAGATCACCCAAGGTTGCAGAGATGTTGCCGTTGTTGGTGCCCATCAGCTTTCGTCGCATTAACAGGAACAAGCTCTGGCTGGCATAGCCAAGGCTACGCCATGCCACAGAGTCGATTAACTCCCAGTAGATGCGAACGTGGGGACCTCTAGGATCTACCGGCTTTTTCTTGTTATGAGCCATTAGCCACGCTCAGTGCTTTCAGTGCAGCAGAGACAAAGGCAGGCCAGCATCTGGCGGCAGCAAACCACACGCCTGCGCCTGCAGCCGGAAGTTCTCCACCAACTCTGGATCAGCACTCTGCATCATCTTGTCGACCAGGTGGGCGTACTCAGGCCAGGTCAGCGCCCCTGGGCCATACACGTCGATGACACGTTTTGCAGCCTGGCTGGCCTCGACGAAGTCCACCGTGCGCAACATGTTCCCCAGCTTTTTTGCATGCTCGGGCGGGGCGTACTTGGCCGCCGTGCGCACCAGCTCAGCATGCTCCGGCAAGAAGATTGCTTCAGGGCCTTGGCCCAAGATGATGCGCACGATCTTCTCCTGAGCCTCGACGAATTCGGGGTGCCAAGGACTTGGGTGGCTTGGTGTCTTGATCTTTTTGCTCATGCTTCTGCCACCTCAAACTGCTTCATGCGTCCAAAGATTGCCTTGTGCATGTGCTCCGCGGTCACCTGCGTTTCCTTGTCGAGATAGGACATCACCTGTGAGTTCAACGTGGCAATACGCACGCCATAGCAGCGCAGCAACGCCTCTACGGCCACGTCACCATCTGCTGCGGCTTCGTCAGCCATGCGCGTTACGGCCTGGGCCAGCTCGCTAATGTCCCAAGTGCATTGCAGTGCCAGCATGTGGCGTTCGTCTGCGGGGCAGGCTTTTGGTTTCTTGCTCATGCTTGCACTCCCTCCAGCGCTGCCATCTCTGTCACGGCCTTGGTGGCCTCGGTCACAAGGTCGCTGATAGTCCAAAAAACACGGTCTTGGTAGTCGCCCCCCATAGATCGAAAGGCTTCCCCAGGCTCTCCAAACGTCATGGCCAAAAGGGCTTGCGCCTTAAGAAGCGGGCACTGGATGTTGTCGATGGCATCAACCAGGGAAAGCTCCGCCTGAGCCGCTGGCTGAGCGGCTTTGTTCTTCATGTTCACGATTTAGTTCTCCGCTGGGGCCTGAATGTTGGATTGGCTGACGTGGCGACCTTGGTGGTGCCACAGCTCTGGCGGCGTGGTGGCCAGCCAGCGGCGCACAATCTCGCGCCCTACTTGTTCGGCAAGGTCACAGGCCTGCGCATCACCAAATGGTGCTGGATTCGCTTGGGCGATGTGCCAAAGCTGGGCCAGGTAGGCGTCCGTGTAATGAGGCAGCTTGTCGGCCTCAATCAGGAACGTGATGGATGTCGTCGTCATCGCCACCCCTCACTGCTTGGCTTGGGCATCACGCCATGCCATCAGCTCTTGCACATCAAAAACGGTGCAACTGCTGGACAACTTGCGTGCTTTCGGGAAGTCCTCGCGTTCTTTGGCCCAGCGCCAGAATGTGGAGACCCCCACACCGAGAAGACTTGCTGCTGCCTTGGGGCGAGCAGACTGGAACGTATTGACTATAGGAGCGCGGCTGGCCTGTTGCGAAACGCTGGTGCTTGCTACGGCAGGTGCTTTAGAATCCGTCATGTCGATTCCTTGTTTGGTTGCTTGGTTTTTGACACTCGACGCCTCGGTAGCTCCAACTACCGGGGCGTTTCCTTTTTCAGGCCTGCTTTTCATGCTGCGCCTCTTCTGATTTGCGGCTTTGCTCAATCAACTTGTTAACAATCCAAGTTACCGGGCGCTCCTCCTTTTCCGCTTGTGCTTTCAGCCAATCGTGGTTTGCTTGCTTAATTCGCATGTAAACAGACTGAACCGGCTCTTTGTTCGTACCGCTCATGGCGTCCTTTCAGTAAAATAGCGACTTGCTATGCCATGAAATATATCGAATCGCTATCAACCTGACAACCAAAAGATAGCGATTCGATAGATTGATTTTTTATATTGTTGCGCTTGGAGTGATAGCTTGGCTGAAAAGAACTTGTATCCATCGGATCAGGCCGACAAGGTGCTTGTTCGTATGCCTGACGGCATGCGCGACCGCCTAAAAGAAGTTGCAAAGTCCAACAATCGAACACTGAACGCAGAGATCGTGGCAAGGCTGGAGGAATCTTTTTCTACTAAGGCTAGTGCTCCAATATCAGCTCAACAAATTGAGTTGCTTGTATCTTCCTTAGAAAACAAAGTCTTGATGCTCTCGATGCGGTATGACATGGTCAAACTCCGCAATGAAAACCTCGTCAACCAAATCCAGCGGATCTCTGTCGAAAGTCAATTGCTAGCTCAGAACGCAAAAACCGATGCGGACTTTCAGCGATCAGAAGAAAAGATCTCAGAGCTAGATGCGATAGAAGAACAAGCCGAGCAACTTCACATTGAGGCCGAAAAAATCATTCGTGACCGGGATGCAGCTCTAGCCGAACTAAATTTCCTGCGAGACTCCTTTGCAGCGCGGCGCAAAGATTTAGAGATGCTAATTGCGCAACGCGCCCAGGCCGACAAAAAAAATAGCGATCATTAATTCATGCCCACGAGCCACTGACTTTTGCTGCAAAAGCCACCACAAAAAAGCCCTCGAAAGAGGGCTTGCTTGTTTCTGTCCTGGCCGTCGAACCATCGCGTCACCACCTGCTGACTTCGACCTGTGCCAGTCGCTCTTGTCGTGGATTCAAAACTGACAACAGATGGCTTCTCTAGATGGTCTCCGTCTCCCGGAGTAGAGAGCCCCCAAAAAACCACCTGTATAGCTCCGCCTCCCGGAGCTATCATCGGCCTTCCTACTCCGTCAGGCGGAATAAGGTCTCTAATTTTTCGGCCACCCTCTGGGCCCCCCAGACTTCGCTTGAGTGGCCAAGCGTGCAAGGACAGCGACCGGCAAGGAGCTGCCACCCAGTGCGTGACTGCGAACGGCCGGTCCAGGCTGGTCAGAGTCATTCGCTGCGCGCCAGTTGAACGTCAACGGCAGCGCTCAGCGGTCGTTCGGCGCGTGCCGGCGTTTGCGACTGCTTCACTGTTAAGACCGGATACTCGCTGTCCGCGAAGGCGATGATTGAAGCGCAGTACAGACGCGGCAACATGACCAGCGTTCCAGTCGAGTGCTGCTAGTGGCAGGGCTCGGCGCGATGCATCCCTGGCGGGCGCGTTCTTCAAACGAATAGATGCAAGTCCTGCTCCACCAAGCCAACGAGCTTCGGGGCGACTTGACCACTGATCTTCACAGTTCCGTTCGCGGCAAAAGCAATTTGCCCCTTTAACCCGCCTAGGACGAGTTCGAACACTGCGTGCTCAACCTTGTACTTCAAGCCGTCAAGAACTGTCATGTTCTCGACCACCATCCCCTCTTTGGAAGCGAACTCCATCCGTGCGACCAGATCGTCGGACACCACAGCACCGACGACTTTTAAGCCTACTAGTTTTGAGGCATCAACCGAACGGAACACCGTGGAGGGCTGGCCTTTGTCGAATACGACCGGCTTCACAGTGAAGCCCATGCCGACCAAGGTCTCAAGTGCATTGAGTAGGTCGCGAACATTCCGGCCAGGGTTCTCGATACGGAGAAAGGTCAGATCTCCAACCGCGACCAGCGCAAAGTCTGTAAAGCTGACGCTGTCGATCTGCTCATAGGTCGGAACCCCTTCGGCATCTAGCCGCGTAACGACTACGCGAGACCGCCATAGAAATCGGTATGAGGTTCCGTCTATGCCGCCTGGCACACGAGCGAAGCCCGACGGCGAGGTCGAATCGAACGAGCGCGTAGCCACAAGTGCTGCCAAGTCTCTGGCCCGAGCAGGGAGCTGTATCCGAAACCACCTGTACCTGGTTTGCATCACTCGCCCCCGGCGTCCACAGCAAGATATTCCGACCGTAGCTCGGCCACTAGGTCCCTGGCCTTCGACTCGATCACGCGCGACAGTGCGTCAATCTCGTGCTTGTACGGGGGCCGCCGCTTCGTCGAGACTTTGCCCTCTTCCAATGGGAAAACACCGCTCAAGATAAACGAGAAGCCGGTGCAGTCTTTGGGGTCAGCAAACGCGGCCTCGACGTCGTACACGTTGCCATCGCCGAGCAATTCCGTCGCGGTCCATCCAATCTTGACGATGTAGTAGTCCTCCTCATCCAGCAGCTCATTCAAGATCTCAGACCGACTCACGCCGCTGCCGCGAAGAAAGACCCTCTCAACGTGGCTCCCCGAACCATCGTCGTCGCCATCATCTGCATCGCCATCCGTCTCGGGCTTGGCTTTGAATACATACACATCCGTCACATCGCGCCGGACGAAGTTAGGCAATGAGCGTGCCAGTTCATGGAAGAACTTGGAACGCAGCTTTGCCGAAGGAATGTCAAAAAGGGCGACCACAACCTTAGTCAGTGGTGCAGATGTCGACTTTTCCACCTTGGCAAGCAAGGTCTCTCTTACTCCAGTGAGGTAGTCGTTCTGCGTGTTGCGCACGACGTAGCCTGCCGCTGACTTGACGAACTCGATGGTTCCGTCGCGGACTTGGACTTGCGAGAACTCGCTGCGCTTGTAGTCAACCTCCGAGTACTGGACGCGGATGCTGATGTTGTCACCATCTCGTGAAACCTGGACGGTGTCGCCGCTCGCCTCTAACTCCTTCTTCAACTGCTCCACGACGCCTTGCAGCTCGTCGGTATCGCTGACCCCCGATACATCCATCGAAGTAGTGCGCTCCCGCCTCACCGCCACTCCCAGCCTGGCAGCGATCTCTTTGTGGTCGTAGTAGTCGTGCGTCAACGTGGAAAAGTACTTGGCCAGCTCGTCTCTTGGCGTCTTCTTGCTCACCACGATGTTCCGGCGCTGAAACAGTTTCACCACCGTGGGCGTATCCACCTTGTGCTGGTTCAGCGCGTCGAAAACGTTCTTGTCGCTTGCGTAGTAGAGCGACGGACCGTGTGCTCGCTTCTTCATTCCCGCCACCCCATGTCTCCCGGGTTGTAGGTGCTGGTGACGCTTGTGATCCGCTCGATCTGCATCTGACTCAAGAGCGCCTCGCGTTCAGGATCGAAACCCCAGGCCTTCACGTACTTCTTCTGCGCCATGAGAAAGACTGACTTGAGGTCGTTCGGTGCGTCTGGGTGAGTGACGCGCAGCAAGATGCGCTCACCCGACTCCAGCATTTGGAATCTGGACAGGCTATCCAGAAAGTACTCAAACTCCTCGGGGCTGGTTGCAGGCGCGTTGTAGTAGATGACGTAGCCGGCCGACTGAGCTTCATGCGCACCATGCTTGATGATGATGTACGGCGCCGTCAACGTTTCAACGGTCGCAGGTTGATCCCAAACGTCGCCTTGTCGGCGCGTCATTACCAGGTCCGGGTAGTAGAAGGTGTACGTGCTGGGCAACTCTCCTTCGCCTTTTAGGCGAATGATGTCGTTTGCAATGCTGTAGAGCCGCTGAATGTCATGAGGACCAAGATAGTGCAGTTGCGTTCCGGGTGCGACCGGCAGTGCCTGCAGATTTACCTTATCGACGGCGTCGTAGAACGGCTTGTCATAGCCGTTGTCATGGTTGTGGACGAACAATAGTCCGCGGACCTCATGGGCCTCGCCCTCATCAACGGAATACTTGGCTCTCCAGGCATCCGAGCATCGCGCGCAGTCGATGGTCATGCAGAGGGACTTGAAGGCACCGCGTAGTCTTGTTGATGTGATCGTGTCCTCCGCGTAGCTCTTCAGATCTGTATGCAGGTACACCGTCTTCCCGAGATACGGGTCACGGTAGTGAAAGACCACGTCGCCCGGATGTGTCGCCTTCGGCTTCCCGCCCTCGCCAACGTGTTTCTCGTTAGTGCACTCAAAGTTGTCGTCGGTCTTCGGATGCGTGGCCCACAAGAAGTGCTTGAAGACGTACTTCGACAGACGGCCTGCAATCTCGTCAATGTTCTTGGTCTCTGCCACAGTTCCTCCATGTTCTATTGCTGCGGCTGGTCGGATTGCCAGCTACGCCTGTCGCTGAGAGTTCGCGGATTTAAGCACGCCGCTACCGTGCTGATGGGTTAGCTGGTTGGCCGAGTCCCTTCGGGATAGTCTACGAGATGCTTCGGCGCTTTGAGCATGTCCGCCTTCTGCCACCGAGATCGAGGGACATTTGTTGCAGAGGGCGCTACACCGTGAGTCGCATCGCGTAGAAGCCGGTCAAGCAGTGAGGTCGCTCTGCCGCTTGCCATAGTCGCCGTACTCCGCACTGCGGCCGTTCATCCCAATGCCGGCCTCCTGATCCGATGCCGGCTTGCCGATACCAAGCGTGAGCAGGTCTGCCCGCCGTGACCGGCACCTGACGCTGCGCAACGGACATAGCCTCATAAGGCACGAGCGCCTACAACGGGACGCTAGCTGCCATCTGCCCCCCCCTGCGTCATGCAGCCACTCATGCCTGCTTGAACTGAATGATCTCTGCGCCACTCTTGATCTGGTCAAGGTAATTGGCCCAGATGCTCATCAATTGCCTGCGCTGCTCCATGTAGTCCGCTCGGTCGTAGGCGGCACCCAGTGGGCCAGACTTACCGTGCGCTAACTGCGCTTCGATTACATCCGCCTGAATGCCTGGCAGCCGCTCAATCAAAAGCGTTCTGGCCATGGCTCTGAACCCGTGCGCGGTCATTTCATCGCTGGTGTAGCCAAGCCTTCTAAGTGCAGCCCCCACCGTCGCGTCACTCATGGGCCTTTCCCCGGTGCGCGCGCTGGGGAAAACGTACCGGCCATGGCCAGTGAGGGCGTGAATTTCTTTCAGGACTTCAATGGCCTGTGGAGCCAGCGGCACAAAGTGCGGCCGGCCGTTAATCTTCCCCTCAATCGTTCGCTTCATGCTGGCTGCAGGGATGGTCATCATTGCAGCCTCAAAGTCGATCCACGCCCACTCCATGGCCCTTATGTTGCCCGGGCGCTGGAACAGCAGAGCGGAGAGCAGCAAGGCTGCACGTGTCAAAGGCTGCCCTTGGTAACCGTCAATCGCGCGCATCAACGCGCCTGCAGCCTTGGGATCCAGCACTGCCGCCATGTGCTTTACAACGACTGGCGCCAAAGCTCCGGACAAGTCTGGGACCGGGTTTGAGGTACAGCGGCCCGTCTGGATGCCATAGCGAAAGACTTGCCCGGACTGCTCCTTGAGCTTGCTGGCAGTCTCCCTGGCCCCTCGGGACTCCACCTTGCGGAGCACGGTCAGCATCAGGGGAGCGGTGACATCGGGCAGCAGCATTTTGCCCACTGTCGGAAACACATCCTTTTCCATGCTGCGCATCCAGCGCATGGAGTGCCCAGGGCTCCAGCTATCTGCCTTGGTCGCGTGGAACTCCCTGGCCACCGTCTCAAAGGTATTGGCCGCGGCTTGGGTTGACTGCATCTTTTGGACGCGCTTTTGCACACCGGGATCAGCACCCAGGGCCAGCTGCTCCCTGGCCTCATCCCGCTTGCGCCGCGCGTTCGCCAGGCTCACTGCTGGATAGACACCCAAGGCCAGCGTCTTTTGCTTGCCACCAAAGCGGTAAGCCAAGCGCCAATACTTGCCCGCCTCTTTGACATGCAAGTACAGGCCCTGTGCATCGCTGTGCTTGTCACCGGCAGGCCGGCCTGAGTGCTTGATCTGCTTAACGAAAGTGTCTGTGAGAGGCAT